CAAGACATGGAATCCAGTCTAATATGCAAAGCGATCCTATTGTTGCCGATATTGCCACTACATAAACTAAAAGCCAAATTAATACTTGCCTATAGTTTTTATTCATTTTGCATGATAAAAACCAGCAATAAAGCTAATAAATCCACTAATGGCTGAAACTATTGCCATTCCCATCCAAAACCCACCACGACTTTTATTGGCTAAGGCAACTAACTCTTTTAAATCTTTTCGAATCTCAAAAAGTTCGCCTTCCATTGCTTCGACTTTTTGCCATAACTGGCCATATTTAACTGGGTCAATTTGAAAATCGGACATAGCAAAACCATAAATAAAGGGTTGATTGATATATTATATTGTCCGATATATTACAGAATGTATTTTATCATTTCTTCTGGCTTTAGAAACGCATCGGGGTTATATTCAGTAAAATCCCACCAGAGAAACTGATTCTGCGCCAAATAATTACGGGACTTTAATAAATTGATGTTTTCTGGATGCCCAAATATTAACGGATCAGATACAGACCACAACACCACACCAGGTTTACCGCAATCCCATGCTAAATGCTGAAAAAAACTATCACAACCAATCCAAATGCGACACTCAGCAATTAGTTCACGCAGTCTGGCGACTGGCAAATTCTTTAGAAACTGCTGGGTTATCTGTTCTTCGCCATCAACTCCGACTTGCACAACTTCCTCAGAAATTAATGCTAACAATTCTTTCCAATAAGGGTAATTTTTTGGATTAGTTTTGCCATTTTGTAATGGTTTGGCAAATGGGGCAATTAGTATCATAGGTATAACTTCCTATAGGCATCCTCAAGGCTACCTTTCCAATTCCATTGCGCCATCTTTTTATAGATATTCCAGCGGTCTAAATTCCCAAATAACGCTTGAGCTTCCGCAATAGATTTGCCTGGGACAATATCTGGATAGCAAGTGAAAACAATAGGATTAGGCACATCAGGTAATACATGACTAAAAACAATATGGTCACCAGCACCACAATTAAGCACCACAATGGTATTGTCGCTATAACCGACAATGTTTCTAAAGATGTTCTCATCATGTGCATACATATCCTCTCTGGATTCGCTACGGATGCCGCCCCCAGCCTTTAAATGCCAGGTTGTTGCATGGGGAGCAACTAAAACTTTGTATCCTTTTTGATACATTCCATAAGTAAATAGCGTTTCTTCCCGATGGGCTACACGAGATAAGCCTAAGTTATAGTCATTTACCCCAGCACGATATAAGAATGAGCAATGCAGATGTTCAACTTGCTTAATCTTTTCTATTTTTCCCCATTGAATATTGGGCTCTTTATCAATATCGGCAATTTTTCCTGTGGATTCTGATGTATCAAATACATTAGGCATGGTAAGAATTGATCCACCAGCTGCGCCTACATTCTTAATTTCTGTGGCGTAACTATGTAAATTTTGTAATACATTTGGCTCTGGAATGGCATCATCATCTACACGCCAAACCCATTTATATCCCATCTCATTCGCTTTTTGATGGATGTGATGCTGACCTTTTTTATCGGCAAATAACCATTCCCATTTAATGCCCTTGTAATCTAATATTTGAAATATGTGCTGATATATAGGGTTTTCCCGCATATCTTCGGGATTGTCGTTGTCATCGAATATAACCAGCTTATCAGGGCTTTTAGTCTGATTGGTTATAGCCATCAAAACCATTGGCAAAGTCGTGGTATATCGCCCTCTGGTGGCTACAGAGCATAATATTTTATTAGACTGCATTTATTTTATTTTGTGATATTTTTTAGCAGTCCGTTGCGCCTTCGTACTGGCTAAAAGTCTTTAATACGCTATAGATTGCAGGAATTAAATCACCTTTTAAATCTTCAATAGCGATGTAATGAGCATCTTCACGCACAGTAGACAAATTCTGGTGTCTTGCATCTTCGTTGTAATAGATTGCCACTTGAACCTGAACTTGGTCTTTTGTGCCAAAGAAGTTAGTAATTCTAGCGTAGGCTTGAGGAGCTGGTACGCCAAACTGGGTTGATGCTAAATTTAATTGTAATGCCATGATGTTGCTCCTTTTGTTTAAAAAATGCGCTATTAATATACCATTAGTTGAGTTTAGGGGTTATTTATAATCCATTAGTAAGTCATTTCTGTTGTGCGAATTTGGCAAACTGTACGAATAGTCGTACTAGCCTGTCCTGTGAATGTTACTGCTAAACCACCATTAGTTGTGTCTGCTGTGGCGGTTACTGTCCAAGTTGCCGCACCTGCATCAGCATATAAAGAAGTAACTGTAGGAGTACCGACAAGTGCAGTAGAGGCAGCGTTAGCACCTCTTTTAATTACTCCTTCAATACTCCAGCCTTTAGTATTACCACCCCCAGTTACTCCAGAGATAACTTCGCCTTTAAAGAAATAAGCAGAGTTATTAGGTAGGATTACTTGGTTTGTTGTTCCTGCGGAATTGGTGTCGCTTGTTAATACTGTAACTGTAGCATCTGTGGTTTGCCTTGCAAGTACTAAAAATCCGAATTGAGATGCACCATTGGTACTTGATATAGGCACATTACAAGGAGATGAAGCTATATATCCAATTAAGCCCCTAGTGGTTGCACTATTTCCCCCAATCGTTGCAGAATAAGCAGAATTGGCAATATTGTATGCGCCACCAGCAACAGAAGCCGCTGCTCCTGAAGCTGTATTTTGTAAACCGCCACCAACAAAACTATAACTACCTGAAGCAGTATTTGTTGCGCCACCACCAACTGTTGAATAAATTGAACCACTAGCGGTATTTTTAAATCCTCCAGCCACTACAGACCAATCACCTGAAGCCACATTCCTATTAGCCGCAGTACCAGCATCACCACCACCACCGATAAATGAATAACTACCAGTAGCTTGGTTGTTTCCTCCTCCTACGACTACTCCATGAGGAGTATAGAAAGATAGAGTTGGCGTTCCTGTAGCGTTAGCGTTTTGAGAAAGGGTAAGGGATGTTCCGCTGATGGCTGCTACATAGGTGTAGTTTACAATGCCTGTGCCTGTGATTAATTGACCAACTTTAATAGCTGCATTGCTACCACTTAATGTAACTGCTGTGCTTCCGCTTGTTACACCATTGCTTGCAGCGGCTTGGGTAGTTACTGCTGAACTGCTTGTTCCACTATTATTTGAACCGCCACCAACAAAGTTAAAATTTCCTGCCGCAGAATTTGTGTAGCCACCTACAGTAACAGCATAATCTCCGCCACCTACAGTATTAGTGCTTCCACCACCAATAAAAATACCATTTCCACCAGTTGCGGTATTATTTACTCCTCCTACAACTGTTGAATAAAAAGAAGAAGATGTATTTCGTGTTCCGCCCGCAATAGTAGAATATGAACCACTAGCCACTTGAGCCGCAGAATTTCTACTAGTCTGCCAATCAACAGCATTAGCACCCCTAGCGTTACCGCCTACTGTACTGGATGTAGTAGCTTGTGCTTGTAGTGCGCCTGTTCCTGCTGGAGAAACATAAAGAGAACCATCTGATTGAAGTCCTAGTCCTGCTACTCCACTAAAGGATAGGGTAGGAGTTCCGTAAACTGCTGTGGTTGTTGTGGGGATGTAAGTGTTGGTTACAGAACCAATTTCTACTTGCGGTGCGGCTACAGTTACAGTTTGACTTGTACCAGTAAAACTAAAAGAAGTTCCATTTTCTGACATAAACAAGCCCAAATAAAATGAGCCAGCCACAGCAGTAAATGTAATTGAGCATCTATACCAACCTGATGCACCTGTAACAGGAGTAATAGAATACGATGTTGGTGCATTATTCATATTTGCAGAAAAAGCACCAGTCGCTAAATTAAATATTACTCCTTGTGTTCCGCTTTGAGAATAAACACCAATATAATTTGATGTTCCAGCTTTTGCATAAACACTATAAGTATATTGAAATGCACCTAAAGTTAATGTTTGATAAATATAATGAGTTGTGCTTGCACCAGTACCATCATTTAATAAAGTTGCAGTAGTTCCGCTAAATGGGTCTGTTTGACCTGTTGTCTGTGTTGCGCTACTTAACGCCCAAGTAGATGCAAAATTACTAGACTGTAATAATAAATTCTCACCAGTACCTTTTAATACTTCTGTCTGTCCTGTAATAGTAGTAAATGTACCAGCCGCAGGGGTTGTTGCTCCGATGACTGTGTTGTCAATTGTGCCGCCAGTACGAGCTAAGGTTGTGCCGTTATAGGTTAAAAGAGGAACTCCACCTAATACACCAGCATTGTTGTATTGAATCTGGGTATTTGTGCCGCCGATTGTAGGCGTTGAGCCAGAGTAGCCAGAATAACCAGAGTAACCGCTAATTCCAGAATAACCAGATATACCGCTTGCACCTACAGCACCAGAATAACCGCTATATCCCGAAATTCCACTAAATCCAGAATAACCAGATGTTCCAACTGCGCCAGAAGCAGTAATTGTCCAATTGCTAAAAGATGCTACCCCATTCACATAAGTCATATTGACTGTTAGTGAAGTCCCTGTAAATGCGGTTATTAAGCCTTCCATAAATTGAGATGGCACAGATGTAGAAAATACTCTGACATATTGCCCAACAGCAAAAGCTGTAGTAGAAGCATCTAAATTGGTAGTAAAAGATTTGCTACCAAGACTTAATGAATTTGACCCAGTTGCAGTTAATCCATAATAACCTAAACCAGAATATCCACTAAAACCACTTATGCCCGATGCGCCAGAAAAGCCAGACAGTCCAGATGCGCCATTAATTCCGCTGAAACCAGAAATGCCAGAATAACCACTAAAACCAGAAATGCCTGAACCTGAAAATCCAGAATAGCCAGAAACACCAGAACCACTATAGCCAGAAATGCCACTAAAGCCACTATATCCAGAAATGCCAGATGCGCCAGAATATCCATTTTGTCCACTTAATCCTGAATAACCGCTAATACCGCTATAGCCACTAAATCCTGAAATTCCAGAATATCCTGAAAACCCACTTATACCGCTTTGTCCAGGTGGCCCAACAATTTGACCGACATTGACCCAACTTGATCCTTCCCAAACATATAGATCGCCATTGGAAGAAACAATATAAGCATCATTAAGATTGCCTGTTGGTGGAAGATCGGCTGGAGTTGCTACTGTGCCAATAATATTTATGGAAGTACCTTGCTGACCAGAATAGCCTGAAAATCCTGATTTACCACTATAGCCAGAAATTCCAGAATAACCAGAGAATCCGCTTATTCCACTATATCCAGAATATCCTGATGTAGATGCTCCAGACTGTCCAGAAAAGCCACTATAGCCGCTATAGCCACTTGTTCCTGATCCAGAATAACCCGAAAAGCCACTAAAACCGCTTATACCGCTTCCAGAATACCCAGATATACCTGAATAGCCAGAAATTCCGCTAAAGCCACTATAGCCCGAATAACCGCTATAACCAGATGTAGAGGCACCCGACATTCCAGAGTAACCGCTGTATCCAGAATAACCGCTTGCGCCCTGTGAACCAATTAAGCCACGATCAATTTTAATGGTTTGATTAGGTGGAGTTGTAACCTTAACTGTCTGCCGTGCTTGTGGCACTACAGTTACGGACACATTATTTTGATCCGTTACATTAACTTTTATGCCCATGATTACTCCACCACTTTCTGATTAGCTCTTAATTTGTTTCTAAGGGCTAAATCTGGTCTTTTTCTGCCTTGCATGGGATTTGTACCGCCATTAGCATAAAATTTTTTCATAGAAATAGATTTTTTTAATTTAGTTTCTGCATTTTTTGATGGGTTTAAATCACCAGCAAGTTTTGGATTAGGTTTGCCAGTCTTACATTCCGATATTCTTCTTTTTGTTTGTTCGGATTTTGGCTTGCCTTTCATTCTTTCAGAAACTTTGGCTTTAAATTCATCACTTCTTTTTACGCCAGTTGCGCCACCTTCACCACCATCTGACATATTTGCTAATTGATAACCCATATCTTTAAAACAAGATATAAGTAATTTTTCATGGTCTAAGGCTTCTTGCTCTGTTTTCCAATGCGCCAAAATACAAACTTTATGACCATACTTATTTGCTATTCTTTTCCAGAATAGATTTCTATTATATGAATCATAGGCTCTTTTTTCATTGCCTTTACCAATATAGAAAATTTGGTTTGTGTCATTTCTAGTATGACAATAGGTTAAATATCCCATATCATTCGACCACAATGCCATCAGAGCGGATCAAAAACAACAAGAAGATGATGTAATCATTTGCGGGGTTTGATTCTGATGCGGGAAAACTAATTTTGATGCGACCAGAATAAGCAACACAGTCTTGTGCGCCAATATCTAATTCTGGATCATCAGACATTAATCCCCAGGTTGAATCGTTAATAACTAAAGTAAATTTGCCTTGTGCGGCAACTTCATTTGTAATAGTAAGACTGATAGGCGTTGGAGTTGGGCTGTAATCACCAATATCAAACGATAAGCCATATCTTGAATCTTGAAGGTTTGTAACTGTTCTACGAATGATTTGTGCATCAATCGTGGCAGATGTTAAATCTAATGGTGTTACGCCATCAGATCCTACGATGTCTAAATTCCAATAGGTTTGTTGTTCCCAAACCAATTCCCCCGCTATACAAGGGTTATCAAAACCACTAACTTGAGTGATCGTATTTTGCGAAAACATTGCCATGATTAATCCAATTCTTGATATAGCCCCTATGCCCTCACAGGCGGCTTTAAATCATGTCTTATATTTTAATACTTTCCTTCTGCAAATACATTTACAAATACTGTGCCATCTTCTAATGCTTCAATTTCATGCCATTCGCCAGCAGGAAGATTTAAAGGTTGGCTATTTTTGTTGATTGTGTAACTACGACCTTCAAGACTTACTAAACAAGAACCAGCATTACACATAGTTGCATGAGAAAAAGAATGACTATGACTAGGCAAACCCTGTCCTTTGTCGGCATGGTACACATTAAGTTGAGCACCATCATAGGTAAAGGAATGTTTAGGGTTTACAACAATCATGCTGATACTGTTCCAGTTGTACTAGGTTGAACAGGAATAGCTGGTTTAGGTTCATTAGTTATGCAATTTGTACCATCCCAAGTAAATCCAATAGCACCAGCACCTAATACTTCAGTAAGAACATAATCTGTAATTTTTTTATCAACAATAACTGGTTCCCAAATCATTGCTGGTGTTGTGGCTTGAACTAAAGCAATAGAACCTGTTGGTGGTGTCCAAGTAGATGTATCACCATTCCATACACATATATTAATAACTACATTTTGTTCAATAATTAAATAATTTTGTTCAATAAAATCTTGTGGCATATTTTTCTCCAATTACCATTCAAAAATTACTACACCAGCCGCACCAGCACCTCCACTTGCACCACCGAAAGTATTAATTGCCGCACCCCCACTACCTCCACCACCATATACTTTTCCAGAATTTCCAGATGTACCAGATTGATTAGTATTTATTGGGGAAGCACCACCTCCACCTAAAATAGAAGAACCACCAATACCACCTAAAACAGGAGTATATCCATTGCAAGCATAAATGCTATAAGCTCCTAATAAAGCGCCACCTCCACCACCACCAATATTTATACTGCCACCAGACCCAACCCCACCAGCACCCCCAGCAGCACCCCACCCAGATTGTGAGCCACCAGCGCTACCGCCAGTAGCTGAAATAGTAGTAATACTTTGAGAACCTGAAGCAACAGATGAAGTTCCACCTGAAGAGCTAGCAGCCCCGCCACTTCCAATAGTAACTGCTAAAGTATTGCCTGAAGTTAAACCAGTAAGATAAGAAATAGCAGCACCGCCACCTCCACCACCGCCATAATTTCCACCACCGCCACCACCTACTACTGTGATTTTAAGTGCAGTAACTCCAGTAGGAATAGTAAATGTTCCGTTGGATGTAAAGGCTTGACCAAGAAGTCCAGGAAGCCCAGCCGAACCATTAGATGCGGCAGTAACTTTGCCTTGAGCATTAACAGTAATATTGGCGGCAGTATAAGAACCAGCGGAAACTCCAGATGAAGAATCACTAATAGTAATTGATGATCCCAATGCTACTGCACCACCACCAGTTAAACCCGTTCCAGCCGTAACGGTTACAGATGAATTTTGCAATCCAGAATTACTGGTTTGCCCAGATGTATTTAAGTTATTAGCAAAGTTAGCTAAGTTAAGTGCTTGTGTCATACTGCCCCTGTTCTATTAAAGGTTTGTTGTACCAAAATATTCAAATTGCTTGTTGGCGTTTGTGCCAATGTATATGATGATCCACCAGCAACCGTATAATCTACTGTTTCCAATAATAATACTCCATTATTATATAGATTAAATGCTAATGGGTTGAATGTAAATGGATAAAGTGTTTGCCCAACAGTTGTATAAATATCCACATTTTGTGGCGTTCCATTTGGCACACCAAGATTATTATTTGTCCATTGGATAACTTCTAAATCACCAGAAACGGAATTTACAAAACTAATAGTTTGACCAGATATATTATAATCTTGAGCATTAATTACTGTACCGTTTAAAAACAATAATTCATTACCGCTAACTAGGGTAAACCCTGATGCAGTATAAGAACCAACATTGCTTAAACTTGCAGAATTACGGCTAAAACTATTATAAGTGCCAGAACCGCCTACAGAAGCAAAGGAAATAATAGTAACAATATCATTAACTACTGCGCCTGTAGCCAAAGTTACTGTTCCAGTTGATCCGCTGGTGTCGGTATATTCAGATGGATTAAGTAAACATCCATTAATTAACACCCAGCAGTTTCCAGATAAATATTCTGTACCTCTAGTTACACTAAATACAGTTTGACCACTAGATGCGGTAAATGCTGTCATTGTGTAATTAAAGGTATCTGGCGGGCTAAATCCAACGACACGACCATAAATATCAATAGTAAGAGTTGCAACTGATGAAGTTTTAGTTGGTGGCCCACCAAAGTTTAATAACTGAGCCAATGATGCAATTACTTGTCCTTGTGGATTATTAGTAATAGCAATTTCACCAGTACCAACAGTAGTTGTGCCAGTTTGAATAAGCTGACCAGTACGAGCATTAAGATCAATAATGTTGTAACCATCTTCCAAACCTTGCCAAATAGTAGGATCATAATTAGGATCAGTTGGCACAAATAACGCAGTACCCGCAGACAAAGCCGCATTGCCTGTAGCAAAACTCATTAAATTGTTTCCACGGTTGGAAAACAATAAGTAGTTTAATGTGCCAGATGTACCAAATACGGGATTGGCGGCATACCATGTGTAATCTGATGGGTTTGTATCAAATACGCTTGCAGAAGTGCTATAAAGTCCAAAATAAGTTTTTCCTCTAGGATTTGCGCTAAATCCTGTTCCGGTTGAGCTAGTAGCATAAGCAATGCTTAAATAGCGTTGCGAATACTGGAATGTCATTGGCCGCCATGAGAATACGGTACTTGCTGGGCTATAAAGTGATGTTTCTACAGAATTAACCATTCTTGTAAAGAAATACCAATTACCAGCGGGTATATTGGTTAATGTTACTGGTGGCATTGCAACTGAGTTGCCATAAGGGATGCCATTAGGTTGCACGGCAGTCGTGCCAGCAAACATAAGCTGTGTAGGCGTTGGGCTTGAATAGGCTGAATACCAAACTTCTGCATATTGCACAATACCATTTGTAGATGTAGTTACATCAACTTGAAATGATGGTACTGGTGCAGTTGTTTGTGAATTAACAATAACTGGGGCTGGTATAGTGCCAAAGCTGTTAGGTGCTGGCAATCCGCTATTAGGCTGTGGTTTATATTGTGTAACGCTGGTATCGTCATAAACCGTTGGGTCATATACCAACAATGTCAATGCCACAGAAATTGTGCCGTCTGGCGCAAAGTTTTGCTCTACTTTGATAACTCTAAATAGTTTTGCCACAAAACCATAATTGGCATTAGTTACAGTAACAATATCACCCGCTTCCAACTCTAAGCCAATATAGTTTACGGTACAAGTAATCTGCAAATCCATCCGTGCCGCTTTTAAGAATCGTGTGGCTAAAAGCTGGGCTTGCACATCATTATTGACTAATGGCAGTTGAATAGTCTGGGCGTTTTGTGGCTCATTAGGGTATAGCAATGATGGTGCAACTAAAGACAAATTAACCGTGCTGGTATTAAATGAACTATTTAGGCTAATGTCTGGGAATTGGCATTGAGCAATGTTATAAGTATTAGAAATATCTAAAGATACAACTTGAATAGCAGAAACCATATTGCTATCGTTAATATCCATAGCCACGCTGTAAGTTGGCTGATTAACAATAACTGACCAAACTCCGTAAATTTCATTGTATTTAAGTAAACAATCACAGCAATTCACAATATTTTGTATATTGTCTAAAATATTTTGAGTGGTATCTATTGCGCCATTAAAAGTAAATCTAGGCTGTGTTTCTGGTACACCAAGATAGTTATTAAATGTAATAGTCTGGGCGCAATAAGTATTTAATGCGGTTAAGCTGGCAGTATCAATTTGGGCGGTTGGAATTGCCCCGCCATATACGGTGCTAGTTAAATAATCATAAATAACATCGCCTGGTGCTATTCGTGAATTAATTACTTCAAACTGTGTTTGATTAATAGATGTTACGCCAGCATTGGCGTTATAAGTTAAATGCACAATCGCAAAAGCGCAGTTGGTCATTAACTTGGTATTGTCCCATTGGTAAGTAAGCCCAGATGCTTGCATTACACTAATGGCAGATTGGCTACTATTAACAGGATTATAAGAACCGTTGCTATATAAATAAATATTCAAATATCCGTTTACTTTTGTATCAACTAAGCCTGTAGCTGGATCAACCAACCCTGTAACTGTGGTGCTAGAGTTTTGACCAGGATTGACGGCATACATTTCGTTGCCGACTGTTACAGATGGATCAATCGCCTTATTAAATACGATTGTATTAGTTGTGGTATTGATGCCGCTTACGGTGTAATAAATTGGTGAGCCAGAGTTAGCAAATGAAACCAATAATCCAGAAGTGACGGGTATAGATAATGTGCCAGAGTAAGTAATAGTATTGCCAGAAATAGTGGCAACGCTAACACTCGAATCAGTATAAGTAAGGCCGCTA